GAGGAAAAGATGATGAAGATGGCCGAGGAGTCGGATAAGGAAAACTATAGCTAATGCCTATTTACCAGTACGAGGACTCCAGAAATGGGAAAGTTGTCGAACTGGAAAAGGCTGTGGCCGAAAGGGACTCTGTCCCTCGTTACCTTAAACGATTCACCGTCCCTCAAAGATTGAGCCTAGTGGGGGTTGGCGAACCCCTCGACAACCCGCTGGGAGTCAATCAAACAAACTTGTTGAAGGGGTACTATCGCCAGGAACAAAAACTTGGCAGTAGATTCAAAAGTAAGTACACGCCAGATAGTATCAAACGTGCGACTTTAAGGAGAAAATAATATGGCAAATGAATTTGTACGAAGCCAACGCAAGGCCAAGGGAAAAGCTATTCGCTTTGATACCCAAAACCAGACAAACGTAATTGAGTTTACGGCAAGCTCCAGCGGTGGCACTGTTAACACAGTTGCAACAGCCCCTGCGTCCTTGAACGTGACTCTTAACGGTACGTCTTACAGAATCGCATTGCACACCTAATTGTATGCGACTCTTATCTCGCCTTACGCTTGGTAATGGTGGGACAATTATTGCATCGTCAGCTTCCACTAATACTGGAAGCTACGATGCGGTAACTGCTCTTACATTATCCACAGCTACTCTTGTTATTAGTGGTGCTACAACCGCCGCAACCTACTCTGCTGGTGTGACCGTTTATGGTGACATTGACGAAGTTCGGTTAACTGGTGGTGCGATGGCAATCTACAATCGCAAAGATTAAGGAGTCATAAAATGGGCCGCCAGTGGAATGCTATTATTGATGCCCTTAGTGGCGGAACAATGTCCATCAATGCCAACCTAACTGACATTGAGGCATTGCTCACAACGCTTCAAGCTGACATTGCTGACGGCATAATTGTTAATGGCGTAAATGGTGTAAATTCAATATCAGATGGAGATGGAAATGTATTTGGAATAGATAGAGATTTTCCAATTAATGGGTCTGTTGTCGTCTCATCTGGAACTACAAGCGTATCAAGCGGAACAATCAGTGCCAATCTTCGTGATGAATCTGGAAATGGCATAACATCAACAACGTCTGGAGGAAAAAGGCGTTTGGATGTAATGTTGGCATCTGCTGGAACAACTGGATCTGCCGTACCAACATCAGCAAATCTTTATGCTGGAACAGATGGAACAAATCTTAGGGCAATCTCAACTGACACAACTGGCCGCATCAATATAAATCAAACCTATGGTACAACCACCATTGGTACTCTTACAGCAGGAACAACCAACGGAACATTGTTTGCATCAAATGCAAATAGAAAATATCTCTTGGTGCAATGCACAAGCGGTACAGCGTTTATTGACACCAACGGAACTGCGGCAACCGCAAATGGCATTCAATTAACAAGCGGACAAGGAATTACATTTGAAGCATCATTTATTCCAACTGGAGCTATAGCTGGAATTACAAGCACAGGAACAGCGCAACTAATCGGAAGGCAGGGTTAGTTTATGGGCTTCTTTGGTGGCGTTACAAGTGCGCTGGACTGGTTTGAGGACGCATCACCAAATATCATAAACTCTGGAACTACTATAACGGTTACGGCAAATGCAACCGCAAACACAAAAGGATCTTGGACTCAATTTGTTGCATCATCTTCTGGCAATACCTCATTTGTATTTGTTCAAGTAAGTTCCTTGTCAGCAGCAGCAACAAATACAGCTTCGCTTTTAGACATTGGAATTGGTGCAAGCGGTAGCGAAACTGTAATTATTGGTGATGTTGCGGTTGGGGCATCTGCTTCCGCTGGTCAAGGAGTTGCAAACATTTACGGAGTCCCATTCAAAATTCCTTCTGGAACACGCATATCGGCAAGGATGCAATCAGTTGTGGCTGGTGGAAAAACCGCAGTCATTTCCGTATTTTTAATGGATTTAGGAGGCTACGATACCGCACCGACATCAGTAGATGTGATCGGAGTTGATACAGCCAATAGCAAGGGAATTAGTTTTAGTGGAGCAAGCGGAAGCTGGAATGAAGCCGTGGCATCTACCTCAAGAAGCTATCGAGCAATTTGTTGTGTTTTAAGCTCACATGACAGTGATATTGCTGGGATTACGATAAATTGGGATGTTGGCATTGGAGCAAGCGGAAGTGAAGTTGCTTTTGGTAGCGGCAGAGCATCAACAAATACAGGGGAATCACTTTCAAGCGCAACTCCATACAATTATTTGTTTGGTAGAAAAATACCCGCAGGCTCCCGCCTTGCCGTAAGGCATAACATTGCGGCTAATCCAAGCAAATACGGCTTCACCCTTATCGGAATACCATGAGAATCGCCATGCCCATCGTTGCCTTGTTTCTTGTCCTTTTCCTTCCAGTATGTATGATTGGGTGCTTTGGCGATACTAAAACAATCCAAGAAAAGTTATTGCCACGCTACGGAGATATGGGTGCGGCCTACGATGCTGGTCAAGTAAAATCTGGTAATGTCAAATGAAACGCATCGCCATGTGGCTGACCAATTTGAGTTTGCGTTTCTTAATGACGGGGCAGGAATACGCTTGTTTCAAGGAGGCGTTAAAGTTTGCCGTGGAGAACAACAACATGGTCAAGGAGACGAAGTACATTGGCAAGGTAAAGCATCTCCTATCTGTCAACAGAAGCATCAAGCGGATTGTCGAAGAAGGTCGGGATCGGGAAGAAGTTACGGATGCCGTTGTCCATCTTGCAGTTTCACTAAGATACTTGGAGGGTAAAGGTCGTGAGTCTTGATGAGGTTTCGGATCTTAGGGATAAGGTTGCCAACGTATCAGAGCGACTTGCCAGGATGGAAGAACGCCAGATGACGCTTATATCTATGATCGAAAGGTCACTTGCTTTTCACGGGGATGTTGCTAATAGATTAGGTGCGCTAGAACACCTGCGGACGAAGGTTCTGGCTGTAGCTGGGCTGATAGGGCTTGCTTGCTCAATGGCCTGGGATGTCCTAAAAAACCGACTTTCTAACTAGGAGACTAAATGCCCACACTTGGAACACAGACCATTAGCAGTAGCTATGCACAGCTTCTTAAGACATTCACCACTGGTGGGCTTAGTGGTGCTTTGCAGGTTGTTACCGATGGAGATGACACCTCTTCCGCGCTATCCCTTTCCACCACTGGCGTAAGCAGCACTGGCTCTTTCTCGGTTACTGGAGACTCAACCCTTACTGGTGCTGTTACCCTTGGATCAAGCCTTACAGCGTCCACTGGTACGGCTACGATTGGTACTGCAAGCATCAATACGCAGACTGTTGCAACATCCAGCGTAAACACATCCACGATTGGAACGCTTTCCGTAACCTCAAGAACAACTACTGGAACACTTCGCCTTGGTTCTGCTGGTCCTAGCATTACCCAAGCCAGCTTTGGATCGGCTGCACTTGGAGCAGTAACCCTTGGTACAATGACATCTGCATCTTCAGCATCAACTGGAACATTTGCAATGTCTGGAGTAGTTGCTGGCGATACTGTTATTGGACAAACAAACATTGCATTTACTGGTTCATATCCATCGTCATCATTCTCTGTGGCTGCAAGCGATGTTTGCAGGTACACAATATTTAATCCAACAACAACAATTTCAACCATAACATCTGGCACAATTTCTGCGCTTGCACTAAGGACAACAGCTTAATATGGCAAACATAATCAATCGTCAGCAGACCTTCTCTACCAACGGTACGGTTACTGCGTCTGGCCTGCATAATCTTATTGATACCGCGCTTGTCAATTCTGCGATCATCAAGAACCAGCAAGAGATCACAACCATTGGTACGGCTGACTTGCTTCTCATCGCTCCAGACAGCGTCGACTCTTCACTAGCCCCACGCAAGGTGACGGTTCAGAACTTGGTTGAAGATGCATTCACCTTCGGAACTTATCTTAACCTTAATCTATCTGGCAATGTTACCGCCAGCACTGCGACCATTGGAACGGCAGTAATTTCAACATCAACCATCAGCACTGCAACGATTACATCTGGAACTTACAGCGGTAGGGTTAACAGCACGCTTGGAACAATCTCTAACTTCACAACTACCCTGGCTGGTGACTTCACCATCAGTAGCGGAACTGGTACTCTTGGCACAAGCGGCGTTACTCTTGGAACTTATGGTGGGACTGAATCAGTACCGATCATCTCAGTTGACTCCAAGGGAAGAGTTACTACAATGTCAACTGTTGCCGCTGCTGCTGGCGCGAAGGGTGGCGGAACAGATAAAATCTTTTGGGAGAACGATACAACTGTGACTACTTCATATACAATCTCAACCAACAAGAACGCAGTATCCGCAGGACCGATCACAATCGGAACTGGCACTGTTACAGTGCAAGACGGAAGCGTCTGGACAGTAGTTTAATATGCCTATCTCAATCAACGGAACTGGAACGATAACTGGAATCTCCGCTGGCGGATTGCCAGACGATTCTATTACGACTGCTGAGATTGCTGGCAGTGCTGTTACGACTGCAAAGTTGGCGCAACCCCTAACTCTTGCTACTGCTCAAGCCTCAACAAGCGGTACAGCAATTGATTTTACTGGTATTCCTAGTTGGGCTAGGCGCATTACTGTTATGCTTGAGGGAGTTTCAACAAGCGGAGCAAGCATCTGCCAAATTCAGCTAGGATCTACAACTTTTTCGACATCTGGTTATCTTGGAGTTTATTCCGCATGGTCAAATGCGTCCAGCCCAGTAGTTGTGTCAATTTCTTCTGGTTTTGGTATATTCACAGATAATGCAGCTAATGTTAGACATGGCTCAATTCAACTTAATTGGGTGTCTGCAAATAAATGGACTTGTTCTGGTGTAATATGTTTTTCATCCACAGCAATTCAAGCAACTATGGCTGGCTCAATATCTCTTGGTGGCATACTTGATAGGGTAAGAATTACAACAGTCAACGGAACAGATACTTTTGACGCAGGTTCAATCAACATCATGTACGAAGGATAATTATGAGCCTCCTCAAAGCCAACTCAGTTCAAATCGGCCAGTCAGCAACTGCCACCCAAAACTTCACCCTCTCCGTCCCATCCTCGCCCGATGGCACGATTAAGCTGGCGAGAGGCAATAGCGGTGCGACTACGGCTGATGTGTTGAGTGTAGATGCAAGCGGGAATGTAACGACAACGCTTGCCAATGGGTCTATCTCAGCATCAAAGTTGAGTGGAGCGCAAACTGGTTCTGCACCAATTTATGGGGTCAGAGCTTGGTGCGTTTTTAATGGCACTATTGCTGGAACAAACGCTCCTACCGCTGGTGGTAATGTTACAAATGTCACAAGAAACGGAGTTGGAGATTATACAGTAAACTTCACAACAGCTATGCCCACCAGCAACTATTCTGTCTCTATTACTGCGAGAAGCACCGCTACTCTACCAAATAGCAATGCTCCGAATGCTGGTATATCTAGTGCTGCCTCAGCTCAGCAATCTGGAAGTATAAGGATCGATGTTCTTAGCGCAGACGGTGCTAATTTTATTGATTCAGGTATAGTAACAATAATTGTTGTAGGATAAAATTATGCCAACCTCAATCCACGGAACTAACGGAATCACCTTCAACGACGGCTCAACGCAGACCACTCGTCCTGCGGTTGGCTTTCGCAATCGCATCATCAATGGTGATATGCGGATTGACCAGAGGAATGCTGGGGAAATTCATACACCAGTAGCAAATACATATTCTATAGACAGGTGGAATTTCCAGTTATCACAAGCATCAAAACTTACAGCACAAAGACAATCAATTACAAATCCGCAACAAGCAGATAACAATTATTATTGCCTGAATGTCACATCATCATCAGGGTATTCAGTAACTTCTTCAGATTACTTCTTGCTAGGGCAGTTTGTAGAGGGGTTTAACTGTGCAGATCTTGGGTGGGGAACATCTGGCGCAAAAAGTATAACAATTTCATTTTGGGTATATTCAAGCCTAACTGGATCATTTGGTGGCTCTGTTCAAAACTCAGCGATAACAAGATCGTATCCCTTTTCATACACAATATCTTCTGCAAACACATGGGAAAAGAAAACAATAACGATTGCTGGCGATACAAGCGGAACATGGGTAACTGGCAGTGGACTTGGTATTAGGTTATATTTTGGACTAGGCACTGGATCTACAGTTAGCGGAACATCTGGATCTTGGGCTAGTGCAAATTACCTTTCTGCAACAGGCGCAATCTCGGTAGTCGGAACCAACGGAGCCACCTTCTACATCACAGGAGTCCAACTTGAAGCAGGCTCAACCGCCACCGAGTTCGAGCGCAGGCCGTACGGGACGGAGGTGGCGTTGTGTCAGAGGTATTATTACAGGCAAACAAGGACATCTGGCGCAAGCAATGGAATAAATAATGTATTTTCTTATATACAAATGGCAACAAACGCTTATCAGACAAACATTTCATTTCCTGTAACAATGAGGTCTGCGCCATCATTTGAATCAAGTTCTGCTTCTACATTCTTTTATCATGTAAACGGTGTTGCAAACTCTGCCTTAACCTCAATATCAATAGATGCTTCATCAGTTGATTCCGCAAGAATCGTAGGGGCTACTTCATACACTGGAACACAAGGATTCTGCGGTCAACTTGCTATGGCAAATTCATCCACGGCGTATCTTGGATTTAGTTCGGAGCTTTAATATGTACAAAAAAATAAAATCTCTATACGGAGGCTTTGATTGTGATGTAATTAAAAATATAGAAAAAAATATATTCATCCCATTTGACCCAGCCAACACCGACTACCAAGCCTATCTGAAATGGCTGGCAGAAGGTAACACTCCGCTTCCTCCAGACCAAGAGTAATAAATGACCCTAACTGAAATCGCCCAATATGCAGGCGAGAAGGTTGGTAAGACCGACTCGGATACGCTTACCTTCTTACAGAAGGCTGCAAGCCTAGCCTATCGGCGCGTATGGGACTTTGCGCCTTGGCGTGAGACTGTCACTAACTCCACCTATTCAGTTGGCACGAATCGCTTAATCACGCTTGGTAGCAATGTGGAAACTCCTTTATCTGTGGCCTACAACGATGCGGAAGTTGACCCGATTGACCTAGCCACCATTGTAAGCCAAGACCCAGGCTTGCTTGACGATGCGCGTACTGGAGATCCAGACACCTATCATTTTACGGGAAGAAACAGCAGTGGCGTTGCACAGCTAAACCTTTACCCAAGACTTGCCACATCTGGCACAATCCCATTGCGTGTTGTCGAGAAGCTGAAATGCCTTACTCGCACAAACATCATTGTTGACTTTCCCCCATCGCAAGCCGCGCTGGATGATGAACTTCGCTTACCCCACGTTCATCACTTGGTTCTAGCCTTGACGCATTCCGATGCCCTAGAGCGTGAACGGCAGTATGCCAAGGCGCAGGCCATCACGCAGACTGCTAACTCCGATCTTGCAGCTATGGCTAACTACGAGTTGAGCCAGGTTGGAGGAGTGAAGCAGATCACTCCGCAGAGTCTTGGCGAGCTAACCATAGAAGAAATGTTCTCGGCGTAAAGGAGGCTTATGCCTTATTACAGCGACAATTTGGACGATGTTCTGTCCTTTGACGGAATACGCAATTTTACTGGCGGTCAAGCCAGCGGTCTACAATCCGACCTACTAGCCGAGAACCAAGTCCAAGAGTTGTACAATATGACCCTTTCTCCAAAGGGCAATCTTGAAACTCGCGTTGGTGCAACAAGCTTTGCAACTGGTGCAACCAGCGCGGTAACTTCGGTTGGCGGGATGCGATACTACGAAACGTCAGCATACCAGCAATTACTGACTGTTACTGGCGGTAGATTTTACAGCATTGAATCAAACGGAAGCGCAACTGCTCACACTCCATATTCAACGTGGAGTGCTACAAACATAACTTGGACAGCAGCCACCAGCCAATGGCGAGATGGCTACAGCGTTGCCGAAGACATTGAGGTATCTTTTGCACAGTTTGTTGACAAGATGTTTCTATCTGATTCCGATAGTGACCTACACTTTTGGGATGGAACTGCGGTTGAGAGGCAGGGCGGAAAGGTTAGGGCGATCACAGTAACAACTGGCGGTAGCGGTTACACCAGCGCAACTGCAATAATTACTGGCCCTACGCTTGGCGGAACAATGCCAGAACTGATTACGCTTGTCGCTGGCGGTGCTGTTACTGGCGTTACCGTTGTTAATGGTGGGTCTGGTTACGCAACTGCCCCTACCGTTACAATCATTGGGAATGGGTCTGGTGCTACTGCAACGGCCACAGTCAGCGCGCCTCCAGCTGGGATTAGGATTTTGGTTAATGCTGAAAACAGATTATTTGGCGTTGGCTCTGGTGCTAATCGGAACACTCTTTATGCCTCCGATATTCTTGATCCTTCTGTATGGGCATCAACCAACAGCATTGTTGTCAACGGCGATGACGGCGATCAGATTACGGCAGTTGTGCCTTACTACAAGAATAGGCTGATCGTATTCAAGAAGCGCAGAGTGTTCCAGGTTGACATTCCAAGCGATGCCACCTCTGGCGCGGATTGGATTGTTTCAATCATTTCAAACAATACTGGATGCGTGGCAACTGGAACGGCTGTACAAGTAAGCAGCGACATTCTGTTCCTATCCGATAACGGTATTAGATCGCTTGTTCGGTCAGTTGCGGATGACTTTAGCTCGGTTGGCATACCAGTTTCGGAGATAGTCAAGGATGTGATCCAGAGCATCAATACGGATTCTATTAGGGTAGCTACTGCAATTTACTACGATAACCGCTACTTCCTTGCCATACCTACTGGATCAAACGATTACAACGACACGCTCTTGGTTTACAATACTGCGTTAAGCGCATTCGAGGGAACTTGGAGTCCTCAGGTTATGCAGTTTACGCTTACGAACTTTAATCAAGAAGGCTCTAGGGCGATGTTCAAGAAAACCAATGGCATCATCGAGAAGTATGCTGGCTACAAATCTCCAGCTGGCACTACGTCCGCAGACTATCAAGACGCTGGAACTGATTACGAGTCTTATGTGCGCACCAAGGACTTCAACTTTGGCGATCCTTTCTCGCTAAAGTATGGAAGCTATTTCGAGGTCATCTTTGACAATTCGTTTTCAAATGATGCTACTGTTGCAATCCAGCGCGATATTGATGTTGGCGATATTGAAGTTGCATCAAACATCAATATAGCAAGTTCAGTTCTCACGCTTCCATTCACGCTACCAGCAGTACTTCCAACATCAGTCAAAAAGAAGCTTGCCAGTGACCTGCGCAAATACGAGAAGTGGCGTTTGCTTAACATCAAGATTTCCACGCCAGCAAACAAGATGGCTATCCGCCAGATCACGGCTGCTGCCAATCCAGATACAGTTCAGATCCAGCAAACAATATGACGGCTGTTGAGTACATTGAGCAAAGCGGTGTTCCAGAGGCTATGTGGCCTAACCTGGCTGAGTGGTTTGGTTGGTTTGAGAAGCAAGGGATGGTTGGCATTGTCGAGGATAAGGATGGGATTGCTGGCGTAGCTTTGGCTAGGTGTATCAAGGATGGGCAAGAGCCTAACCATTATGTGCATAGCGAAGATGGTGAGAATGTGTTTGTTGATTTGACTATCTCCTCAAAAGGTGCTAAATCCTTGAGATGCTTGCTGTTGCTCCTTTGGGAGCGTTTTGGTCCTCGCAAGCGGATCACCTTTAATCGTTCTGGTAAACCAAGGAGTTACGACTATATGAGTTTTATGCGAAAGGCTAGAGTTTAACATGGGTGGAGGACCTTCAATTCCTGCACCGCCTCCGCCGCCCGATCCGAATGCGGTGGCGCAGGCTAATGCTGCTGCGTACAGAACGAACATTGATACCTACATCGAGAAAGCCCCAGCGATGGCAGCTTTGGAAAACAAACTTCGCCTGCAATATATGCCAGCCCAGCGTGGCCTAGAACGCCAGCTATCAGCCCTAGACCAACAGGCAGGTGTGCAGGCTGGGATGCAATTAGAACGTCAATACGGACCGCAGAGAACGTTGGAAGGATTGCGCAGGTCGTATGAACAAAGCCCACAGGCGTATGCCTTGAATCGTGGATTAGGCGATCAGATGACCCGCCAGTTCGAGCGTCTATATGGCACATCGCCTTATGCCTCAGTTGAGCAGAATGTGGCGTTTAATCGCCAGCCAGGACCAGTTGATTTCTATGGCACGATTGGGACGAATATTGGTAGTCCAGAATTGAAGGCGTAATATGGCAGTTTTATCTAAAGAAGAATTTTACAATCAGAAATATGCTCCAACAGCAAATTGGAATCAGTTATTCTACACCAATCCAGGCCACTTTCAGTCTGCAAATCCTCCATCTGACTACAAGAGTTTTCTAGCTGGTAAATCTACATACAACGGAAATTGGAACAGCGGTCCTAGAACATATAGTGCAGACGCTGTTGATAAGAATGCAATGCTTCGTGATTTTGATAATGCCTACCAAGAATACAAGGACACCGCAAAAGACGAAGAGCAGAAGCAAAGCTTGGCTCAAATTCAAGGACAAGAAAATACCCGCAACTCTCTTGCTGCCCAGATCCAAGCATTAACCGTTGGAGGCGGTGGAACGCCTGCTGGTGCAGCTGCTGGCCCACAATTCAACCAAGCCCTATCCCAACTATCTGCTGATCGCAACTACGGATCTTCTGATCTTGGATCTAGGCTTAACTTCCAAGTCTCCGACCAACAGATCGTTGACGATTATAACAACTCAAAACTATCTCGCCTAAACAGCGTGATTGATCGAGGCAACGCTCAGATTGCTGGCATCAATGAACGGCTTGCTACGGCCAACAAACTTCTTGCCGATCTTCCTGCTGGCGATGCTAGGCGTACCTCCTCAGAAGTATTCATCAAACAACTCAACGATGACTTGAAGAGCGTAACCAGCGCAGTTACAAGCGCGCAGGATATGCAAAAGAATTTCACGCCTATCACGATGGATAGCCCCGAAGGGCTAAAGGAGATCACATCTTTTAGATCCTTTGTCCAGCTACCCGAAGAACGTGCTTCACAACAGCTTTTCCAGATTGATCCAGAGTCCTACAAGACTGCGGTTGGCTTGGGTCAGCAGTATCGCCAGATGGCTACTGAGCCAATTGGTGCAACGACCACGCCAGAGACTGAGCAAATCCGCAAGACCATTGAGGATGAGGCTCTTAATCAATTACGCCTTGGCTCGACCATTGGCGCGGAAGAACGGCGTGGATACGAGCAGGCAGCAAGAGCAGCACAGACTGCCCGTGGCAATATCTTTGGTATTGGACCAGCGGTGCAAGAAGCCGCACAGATTGGTGCTGCTGGCGAGCAACGCAAGCTTGCACGCTATGGCGCGGCGCAGAGCTTCCTTGGGTCTGGTCAGTCAACTGGTGATGCGCTCAAAGCTGACATAGCATTCCGTGATGCATTGCGTCAGAATAGGCTTGGAGCAGCCGCTAACTTCATTGGTGGCGGACCTTCCATCTATAACCTCGCAGGCCAGCGGACAGCCCAACAGCAGGGCGCGATGCAGAGCTACATCCAAGCCAATCAAGCGTTGCCTGGTGGATTTAACCAACAGCCTTCCACGGCTGCTAACTTCTATCAGACAACCAATCCAGAGATTCCTGTTGCATTGCAAAATGCGTTTACAAGCTTGTACGGATCGCAGGCTAATTACTTGTCTAGCACATACGGCGCGCAGGTTGGTGCGATTTCTAGGCAGCCGAGTGGTGCTGAACAATTTGGTCAGATTGCTACTGGCCTTGGCAACTTAATCAAGATATAAGGAGATTTATGGCAGTATTAGATGTACCAGAATTGATGAATATGTTTCGCCAAGATGAACTTCAGAAGCAAGCCGTAGCTGAAGCGCAGAGAAAGCAAGCCCTCGAAGAGCGTGCAATGGCACTCAAGGAACAGCCAGACGTTAACTTCAGCTTTGAAAAGGGTGGATTGAAGGTCAAGGGCAAGCTAAAGGATCTTCCAGCGTTAAGCCAAGACCCAGCGTTTGCTCCTTACCTTGCTGGGATTGGTAGTACGATTAGCAACGAGCAAAGTCTTCAAAATGAAGACATTGAAACCCAGCGCGCTGAATTAAGCGATAGGCTAAAAGACCTACAGAAGAAGCGCGTAAAGCAAGAGATTGAAATTGCGAAGGGTGATAGGCGTACATTTGCTATGGAAGCTGGACTTGGATTGATTGGAGCAAAACCACGCGCTGATGTGCTAAAAGACATAGAGGCTGAAGCTGGTGTATATAAGAACAAACTTGCAGAACTTGGTTTTAACAGACAAGGGGGTCAGATGGAAACCAATGTTCCAGATTATAAATCTGAAGCAATGCCGTTACAGGCCACGCCGCAAGCAGCACCGCGAGTTGCTCCAGAGACTCCAGCGCAAGCACCAGCGCAACCAGAAGCACCGAAGAATTTTAAGAGCCTCCAAGAAGCAAAAGCAGCAGGCGTAAAGCCTGGTCAACTTATTTACATCAACGGAAAGCCAGGACGACTGCAAGCGAGGCAGTAAGCAATGGCTATAGAGCCAGAGCTTGAGTTCGTTCCAGAGCAGGAACAAGATTTAGAGTTTGCTCCACTTTCGCAAGAAGAAGCTGGCAATTTAACCAAGGCTGATTATTTGGCATCTGGTGGCGCGCCAGAGGATGTTATCTCTCCAGAGCGTGAGGCTGTATTACAGCAAGAAACACAGCGTCAACTACAAGCTGGCGCAACGCCACAGCAAGCATCCATTGAGGCTGGCAGGGCTGTGGATGCAATGGGTACGATCCGCAGGCCAGATGGCACGATAGCCGAAGGATACAAGCCGACAGCGCAGGCGTTGGCTGAAAGCATTATTGAGACTCCAGCAATCCCAGCCGTAAAGGAAGCACAGAGGCTTGGCATTGAAACCGTATCGTCTGGAACGGATAAGGCCACTGGAGTTGGGTTTGCTATTGGAAGAAACAAGGACGGCAAGGTAGTACGCTTCGAGGCGGACAAGGATGGGAATGTTGACTCATTTGAACTTGAACCAGAAGAACCTAGCAGACTAGGCGCGATTGCACGCACTGTTGCAAGCCAAGTAATACCAGCAACGACTGGTGCTGTGGCTGCTGAAACTGCTGCCGCACTTACACCTGGAGGCATACTGCCAAAGCTGGCTACTGGCGCAATTGCTGGTATCGGTGGATTTATTGCAGGCCAGAAGGGGCAAGAAGCTGCTGGCAAAGCGTTGCTAGGTCCAGAGCGTATGGCTCGCATCAGCGAAGTATTACAGCGCGATGTTGAGAAGTATCCAATAACCACAACGGCTGCATCCATTCTTACGCCTACTGGCGGTGGGTTGGTTGGGTTAGCAAAAGGAGTTCGTGGGGCATTAACTCGCCCAGCCACTCAAGCCGCTGAAGCTGTTGCGCCTGCTGTAGCCCCAGCGGTTGAGGCTGTTGTTCCAAAAGCTGCTATTGCGGCAACCGAGAATGTTCCAACAAAAACATTTTATCACGGATCTCCAGCAACATCTATTGAAAACATAAAAAGCGATGCAAGAGGACTTGTTTTTGTATCTGAATCAAAAGATGTTTCATCTTCATATAGGTTATCAAGAACAAAGGATGTTGACTTAAATAAGGCTGGACTAACAAATGAAGAGAGATTGTCTTACGATATGTACAGAAAGGGTCTTCGTGAAGATCCAACTGCAAACCCAGACCAATTCTTGTCACAAAAGGAATTTGATGAAGCAAGTTCTGCGCTAGAAAAAATTGAAGCATACAAAAAAGCATTGGCAGAGCAGGGAAAAATTTACGAGATAAACATACCGACAGATAAGATCATTGACTGGAGAAATCCAGATAATTTCTATAAAACCTTGTCTGCTGTTGAGGCTGACTTGAGGGCATCTGGAGAGGTCAGGCTTGCCAATATATTGCGAAATTCAATTTCAAACAAAATTCCTCCTCAATCTGGTTTGCTCGATAAGCCAGTATTTGATTCGCTCAAAAAGCAAGGGATTGAGGGAGTAACATTGCCACACTCAAGAGAGGGTTCGGAAACATTGCTAATCAGGAATGCGCTAGGGGTTGCTCCAAAGGCAGAGCAAGCAGTAGCAAAGGTTGCAGCAGAACCCATTCAGCTTCCAACTCCAGGTGTTGGCGAGAAGATTAGAAAGACCCCACAGAGGATCATTGAGCAGAAGTTAGCTCCAGAAGCAACGATGCGTGAAGTGGCTAAAGGTGATGTTCTTTACAAGACCAAATCAATCAAGGAGCTTGAACAGCAATTCTTGGATCTTCCAAATGAAGATGTCATAAGCGCGGCAAACTCAAGGAATGACATTGTTGGCGATGTGGCAAAAGTCACGATGTACAAGCGGTACGCCGATGCTGGTGACGCTGTTCGTGCCAACCAATATCTTGAGATGGTTACCAAGCCTGGGACTGATCTCGGTCAAAGGCTTAATGTTTTCAAACTAATCAAAATGCAACCTACTGCTTATGCAAGCGCGGTTGCAAAGGTTGTTGAAAAGAGTGGATACAGAATAGATGAGGCTATGGCTGGAAGGATTGCCAACCTAAAGAAACTTTCCAATAGCGCGGAAAACAGATTTAATTCATTGGCTAAAAAGGCTAGGAATAGCCTTGATGATGTTGACATAAAGGCAGCAATCAATGCAGAAAAGAATTACACAAAATCACTATATGATTTACAAGTTGTTGAAGGAAGGCTTATCCCAAAAAAGCTATTTGCTGAAACGCTACCAACGATAATCCAGGGCAATCTTCTTTCTCCAATATCTCTAGTAACAAATCTTTGGAGCAACGTCATTAACTCGCCACTGCGAATGGCTAGTAGGCAAGGAGCGTTTGTTACGCAGGAGATTGGTAGGGCATTTCAAAAACTTGCTGGCAAAGAGCTAGGACCAAGGCTAATTGCCCCTCCAACTGGTGGAGTAACCAGAACAATTGAGGCTGGTAAGGCTGGATTGCGTGGACTTGGCGAGGGTCTTGTTGGCGTAAAGCGTGGATTAAGTGCAGAAGGCTTGTTGTCTGGAGAGAAGATCAAAGGATTCAAGCCTCTTACTGCGTTCAAACAATTCTGGACTGGAGAGGGTCTTGCGAAACCAATTCAAAAGGGATTTAGGGGTGCGTCAACTCAAGCATTGGATAGGTTACGGCTGGCAACAGAGGCAACGCTAGGAGTTCCAGCCGAAACTATGTTGCGCTTGTTGCAACTTGGTGACGCTCCATTCAGAAGGATAGCCCAGGCTAGGTTGCTATCGGAACAAGCACAATTAGCTGGCCTAACTGGAAAAGCATTACAAACAGCAGTTCGTCTTCCAACAGCGCAACAGCTATCCAAGATTGAGCAAGAGGCGGCAGAAGCCGTATTCCAGCAAGATACGGTATTGACAAGGGCTGCACTTAGCGCGGCAAATCTATTTGGTGCTGGGAATAGGTCTGGAATAGCAAGATTGATTGGAAAATCAATCATTCCATACGCAAAGACACCAGCAAACGTGATTGACGAAATGCTTGAGTTTTCGCTTCCTCCTTATGCTTTAGAGAAAGCACGGCGCGCTGCTGTGGCAAAAGATTACAGAAAGTCACAGATGCTTATTGGAAAAGCATTAACTGGATCAGTATTACTTGGGGTGGCAAAAACTCTTTCAGATCAAGGTATAATTGGATCAAAGCCATCGACATCCGAAAAGATTAGGGATGTACAGTATCAAACTCTTGCACCAAGAAACATAAATCTTTCAGCGTTAAATAGATTTGCAAATGGTGAATCAACCGCAATAGAGCCAGGGGATAAGGTGATTTCCTTGGACAAGATGGGTATTACTGGAGCAATTTTGTCGATTGTTAATTCTGCTATGGATGCAACAAAACAAGGCAAAGAAGGATCATTTGAGCTTTCATCGCTTCTTCCAGAAACGCTTTCGTTTGCATTCAACCAAAGCTTCTTGAAGGGTACGAATAGCTTGCTTTCGGCTATGTTAGATGGAAGTGGGGCAACGCTGGACAAATGGATTTCAGATTACTACGGCGTTGTGGCATCAATACCTTTCCCGAACACTCTTACCGCAGTTTCTAGGTCTATGCGTGAAACAATGCCAGATAAGTTCCAGATCAAGGATGTGCCAGGTGATGGCGTTGAAAGAATGATTAACGTGTTTGGAGAGGTGTTGAGCAGAAGGTTGCCAAGTATGGATGAAGATATGCCAAGGAGGATTGACATCTGGGGAAGAGAAGTCCCGCAAACTCCAGAGGGTGCTGATCCGATTGCATATAACTTCTTTGACGTTACGAAAGGCCGTGAAGTTTCGTACGATCCAATCACGCTTGGAATTTACAAGATATTCAAAGCAACGGATGATGGAGACGTTGTGCCTCCAAAGCCACTGCGCAATTTCACGTTGGATAATGTTAAATATAGACTTGATCCAGAACTATACGAGGATTACGCAAGAATGCGCGGAAGGGCAAACAGAAGGGCCGCAGAGGTTATGTTTGATGACAAGACTTTCAAGAGAATGAAGGATGAAGACAAGGTAATCGTCTTGCGCAGTGCGTATGCTCAAGTAGGCGATGATGTGCGGAAGCAGTTTATATCAAAATATGGCAATAGAATTAAGCGAGGTGAGAAGCAATGAAATTTTCAGTAAACCCATCCAAGGATGTTTCCCTAAGAAACGATATGGTGGCAAGAGAACTTACTGGAACTGGATACGAGCCAGTTCCAGAAGAGATAAGAAGGATTGCCCCAATCGAGAAGGCCAGAGAATACGCCAAGCAAATGCCACAAGTCACGCCAGAACAGCCAACACTTGAATTTATAGAGGAACAACAACCTATGCAAACAAAACCAGAACAAGATGCGCTACAAACAGCAGCGTTAAAGACGATTGATTTTGAGGCAAGGAAGGACAAGCAAGGCAACGTGCAAGTCTATAAATTGCCAGCAGGAGATATGGGTGGTAATTTCGAGGTTGCTGGTATTAACGACAAATATCATCCAGATGCCTTCAAAAGAATCTCATCGCTCCCAGCGCAAGAAAGAGCGAAGGCTGCGGCAGAGTACATCCAAGGATATACCGCGCCACTCGTCGAAAGACTCCCACAAGCACTCCAGCCATTCACGCAGGATCTCGCGTTTAATCGTGGGCTGGGCGGTGCAACGAAGTACATCCAGCAAGGACTGAACACACTTGGGCAGAATGTGACGGTAGATGGAGGGTTAGGTCCGAAGACATTGGCTGCAATCAACCAAGTTGACCCGAAGGCGTTAATGCGTGCAGCCAGCCAAGCCCAGCTTGAGGACGAATACCGAATGGCTGAACGCAATCCAGCCAGAAAGAAGTTTATTGGTGGACTCGAAAGCAGAATACGAAATAGGCTCGCAATATTTGGAGCTTAATCATTATCCTCTTCTTGAGATCCAACCCAAACAGCGTCTCCATTCATATAGGCAGAACCAGCCTTAATCGTTGCAGAAGTTCCATAAAAGAAATTCCTAGACTTCGATATGAATGTCTCATCTTTACCAACAACACTACTTCCAGACTTAAAATAAAAACCTTCAGTTGAAATTATTGACCTACCAGATGAAGATGAATAAGCCATTCCACCATTCTCTGATATTACGCATCCACGGCCACATGAGAATCCGTTGCGTTTTAGCACTGCTCCCACAAAGTCAGCAGCGTCACCATCATCATCTTCCGCCATCACCGATGCCATCAGCATCGCCGTCAGTGTTATAGTTATTATTGCTTTCATAGGAAAAAGTCTCTAGCACAAACCGAAAGCCGTCAAGCATGAAATTAACATCACGCCAAGTTGGTGCGGTAGGGGTAGCTCGCGTTACTGGCGCGTTGCTACGCTGCGGGTACAACGTGCTTACGCCCTATGAGGATTTCGCGGGGTACGATGTGGTGGCTGAGAAGAATAATAAGTTTTACCGCATCCAGGTTAAGACCGCCCAAGCCATAGAGCCTGGGCGCACCAAGTATCGCTTCACTACCAGCAGTGGCAATGGATTTAACATCCCCAAGCGCGCTATTAGTGGCGTGGATTATGTGGCCTGCTGGGGCATGAACGATGATCTATTCTGGCTGTTGCCCATCGCAAAATGTAAAAGCATAACAACTAAGCTTTGCCCCTCGACAGGTCAGAACTGGCGTGTATTCCAAAGCTTGTGAACGAGAAAGAGGCGTGGGCTAAGTTTGAGGAAGGGCTGAAGGATGCAGAATCCTTTGATGAGGCCGTGGCTTGGGTCAAGAAGAACAAGAAGATAGTCGAGAAGCTTACCATGATGGCAATGATTAGACGATTTAATGAGGATATTAGCAGAGCTAATAAGACTTGGCGCAACTAAAATAGATTAAAATATATATCGACACTGGTATGGGTTGACAGCTAAACCCAACCAATGGGCAAAATCAATAGTCGGGCTAAGGGCGCAGCGGGTGAGCGAGAATTAGCAAACTACCTGCGGGAGCAGGGCTGGCAGAAGGCTCGCCGTAGCCAACAGTTCGCAGGCAATCCAGAGGGTGGTAGCGGGGATGTGGTTTGCGAGAACTTCCCTTTTCACATTGAAGGCAAACGATGCCAAGCACTCAAACCCGAAGAGTGGATGGAACAATCCAAGCGAGATTGTCCGAAGGGCAAAATCCCATCAGTATTCTTTCGCCGTAATGGTCGCAAGGAGTGGCTAGTCATACTGACCGCCGACAGCGTGTGCGAATTAGCTCGACAGATCGCGCCTGCAAATGTGAAGATCGAATATGTACCTAACAATCCTATGTCAACCACAGTTGGTGCTGGATTTTGGGTACATAATCAAGAAGAACTTACCCCATACATACAACCAAAACTAAACCCAAATAAATAAGGAGATACTACAATGGCATTAACCATAAGTGAATCGCAGAAGATGGAACGCAAGTTGCCCGAAGCTGGTGCAACTGTTGGCGTTCTTTACAGCCTAGTTGACCTAGGCCACCAGAAAACCAATTGGGACAACCAAGAGAAGTGGACACCAAAAGTCCGTCTAACTTTCGAGTTGCCCGATCAAACCGATGAGTTTGAAGTCGAGGAGAATGGCAAACGCACCACAGTCCAAAAGCCGATGGTCGTTTCCATCGAACAGACCCGCAGCCTTGGCGAGAAGGCAAGCCTTCGCAAGCTTCTCGAACAATGGCGCGGTCAAACCTTCACATCCAAGGAACTGCAAGCATTCAGCTTGAAGAACCTATTGGGAAAGCCAGCTATGCTGACGCTGATCCACAAGACCAGCCAGCAGGGTCGGCAGTACTGCGCCATTGCGGGTGCATCCAAACTCCCCAAGGGAATGAAAGCGCCAGCTACCACCACAAACGATCAGTTGTATTACGAGATCGAGCAGGGTGAAGCTGGGCAGTTCAACGATATGCCCGATTGGTTGCAGGAGAAGATCCGCGCATCCAAGGAGTTTGCTACCGCTGCTGGCAAGTCCACGGCCACTAAGGTCGAGGTGGACGAAGACGGCAACCAAGTGCCATTCTAAATCAAATGGCTCTTACAATCACAGCGAAAGAGCCTACCAATTCCCGCTTGGTCGCTACTGACCAGGCGGGACATTGGTACACAGCCGAGGGTGAATCTGCCCACGTTGTGATTGGCAAGAACGGAAAAGAAAGAAACACAACCGTAGCCGATGCGCGCCAGATGGGATTGTACCCATCCGTAACCAGCGTGCTTGGCATTATGGATAAGCCGCAATTGACGGCGTGGAAGATAGAGCAGGCTATTATGTCCTCGCTCACACTTCCGAAGGAGGCAGATGAAACGCTCGAAACCTACGCTCGAAGAGTGGTTAAGGACTCTAAAGAATCAACAACGAAGGCAGCTGAACACGGCACGAAAATGCACACCGAAATGGAAAACATCCTATTGGGAAGAGCCGTATCCAGAGATGAAACACTTGCTCCGTACATCAAAACATTCAGCGAGTGGGCAGAAAAGAATGTTGAGAAAACCTACTGGTGCGAAAAGGGTCTTGTCGGCGCAGGCTATGCGGGAAGGTGTGATGCCTACGTTAAGCTACGGGGTATTGGTGACGCTATCATCGACCTAAAGAATCGTAAAGTTAACC